CGAACAACTCCACCTGCCGCGACATCTCCGTCAGGCCATCCTTGCCGCTGTTGATTACATTTAGCAGTTCCACCCCGCCCTTGCCGTAAATACCTTTTGTCAGGTCGATCTTTTCCCCGGTGTTCTTGACCTCGGACAGCCTCTGGTTGATCTCGGCAAACTGTTTCTCAGGAGCCAGCTGCCTCAGATATTGAGCACTTAGCCCCAGCTTATTCAGCGCCTCCGTGGCGCTACCGCTGGCGATATTAGCCTGCATCTTGGCCAGAGCGGACACCATCCCCTCAAAACTCCCGCCAGTCATCTCAGCGGCAAATTTCAAATCCTGCAGCGCATTGTAGGTGATCCCGATCTTGCTTGCCGCCTCATCCAGCGCATCGATCCGGTCCAGCCCCTCAAAGGCCAGCCCCACCACCTTTTTCACCCCCGCCATTGCCGCCCCCAGTCCTGCCACCACACTCACCCCGATGGCCGTCCCCAGAGCCACCGCAGACACACTGGTGGACGACTGAGCGCCTTTCACCCCCTTGTTGATGTCAGACGCCAGATTCTCCGCAGAGGCGCGGAGCATCAGGTTCAGGGAAGCGATTGGGTCAGCCATAGCGGTTTAGCGGTTGGGAAGTTTCCGTTGGGAGGTTTTGTAAATCTTCGCGGCGGCTGACTTGATGCCAGTGATCATGCCTGCGTTGTATTTGTCAGTGACCTCCTTCTTGGTGGCCTCAAAGGACTGGCGCATGAATGGCTTGGCATCATTCCCTGGCTCCATCACATACCCCTCATGCCCCCACACCCCGCGTGTGGCAGACCCAAATTCCACCAGATGCAGATACTTGGACGGCTTGACTGCCTTCCCGGTCTTGGGATCGACCCCCTGCACTCTCGTAGAGGCTCCAATTCGGGCGGTCACAAAATTCCGTTTCTGATTCGTCGTGATCTTCTGCTTGATGCTCTTTTTCAGCAGCCCCGTCCGCCCCACTGGCGCTTTACTCTTTGCCTCCGCCGTCATGATGCGGCCAGACTTGGTCAGAGCCTCCCGCATCGCTCCACGGGCGATCCTTTTCTCCAGCTGATCGATGTCAGTGACGAGCTTGGCCCATCCCGCTACTCTAATTTTTACTTTCATGAGTTGATCTGTGTCAGGACATTCATCGCCAGTTCCACCTTCTTTGCCACCACCTCCGGCGGCACTTCGGTTACAGGTTCAGGTTCAGGCTTTTGGATTTGCGGCAGGAAGTCGTCAGGGGTGAATGGCTCAGGATGGGATTTAGGATCGCGGTGGCAGTTGTAGAGACAGGCGCAGACCATCGCCGCGTTATAGCTGGCAGCTCTCGCCTTATCCCGCCATTCGCCGATGGCCTCACCCACGATCCCGTCCACCTCCGCCGGCGTAAGCCCCCAAAAAAGATCGCCAGAGAGGGACGCGACCCGGTGAGCACGGGCCACACTCCCGGCCCAGTAGGCCGCAGACTGTCCCTCTCTGGCAGATTGGTTATCATTCGCTTTTGCCCGTGTCAGCGGCCTTCGCGGTCGCCTCCCGGATAGAGGCTGGCACCAGGTCCCGGCGGATCGCCTCCGTCAGCAGCTCGATGTGCTCCCCCGGCGTCAGGTCATCGCAGGCATCCGCCACCTTCGCAGCGTCCGCATCCGGCATCCCGCCGATCGTGATCTTCTTCCGGCTCTCGGAATCAGTGATGGCATCGCCTGACAGTTTCATCAGGTCTATGCCGTGGCACTCAAAAAGCTGCCGGACGGCGCGGGTGGTGAATCGTGGTTTTAATTCCATGTGTGGTGGATTTAGGTGTGTGGTTTTAGGGAATCAGGATCAGACAAACTTGGTGTAAACAGGCTTCCCGCTCACCTTGATCGTCACCGGAGCCATGATCCCGGACTTCACCGGAAAGCTCATCCCGATCTTCGTAAAGATACCAGCAAAGGCGATGTAGCCACCAGCCGCGGTGCTCGCCCAGCCCGGCATCTTCAGGTAAAAGTTGTGCTTCTGCCGGCCGACCACATCGTTATAGATCGTCTCATGAGCCGCCAGATTTGGGTCGAATACCAGATCGAACGAGACATCGCCACTGTCAGCGATCCCCGCGAGGAACTCCGCAAAGAAGTCCGCGCTGTCATGAGTGGTAACATCGATCGTTTCCACCGAAATCTCCGGCCCGGAGATGTCGCCCACATTAGCCATATCCGTATAGCTCCCGGTTTGGAGCCGTTGGATCGCCAGTTTAGTCCCGTATGCTGCTTTTTTAGCCATAGTGTTATATTAGTTATTTGGTTGGAGAATCGAAAATGGATCAGACGCGGGTATAGACGGGTGCCCCGCTGATTTTGACGCTCACCGGAGCCTTCAGGGCATCGCCCACCGGGGCCAGAATCCCCACCTTGGTGACGAGGCCGGTGAAGTTGAACCTCGTCGCCGTGTTGCTGGTAATGCCCAGCATCGATACCCCAGCGATTGAGAAAGTCTGCAGCGTGCTAATGCTGGACGGCACCTCGATCCTCAAAAGCAGGCTCGTTGATACCGCATCCCATCGCACATACTGCGTCCCACCTTCGGATGGGTTTACCGTCCCCACCACGGCCCCGCCATGCAGCACGTTGACGCTTGCGGTGCCTTGTGTGGTCCCGGTGAATGTAATGGCCACCACATAGCTCTCAGCGATCAGTGGGGCCACCGTCAGCGTAGCCTCGATGTAGTCACCCGCCACCGGATCGGCTGCGGTGTAGTATGCCACCCCGCCGCCTATCGTAAAGTTTCCATTCCTCACCCACCCGACCACCGACCCTGAAAAACTTGTGGTGGGGATTAATTGCGTCGAGTCAGCTGGCAGACGGATCACGAAAGCCGCAGCCCGCCGCTCGTCCACCATCGCCACCAGCCGGGAGTGCCCGTTATCATTCGGGTCGAAAAACAGCTCAAAGGTCACATCCCCCGCCTCGGCGATGCCGGCCAGCGACTCAGAGAACCCATCCGGGCTATCATGCGCCGTCACATCCACCACCGCCACGGATACCTCAGGCCCGGAGATGTCCCCCAGATGCTTCACCCGGATCACGGAAGAATCCGCCGGGTCAGTGATTTGGATGCGAGTATTGTATGCTGCTTTTTTAGCCATGGTATGAAAATGTTAAGGGTCAGGCATCACGCCAGATGATCCGGTAATCGACTGAGAGCCGGTGGGCTTCCGTGACGCCGTCGCCGGTTTGGTAGTCCAGGGGTTGAGCAAACCCGCCGGACTCCCGAAAGGCTGCTTGCAGGTCGGCAGCGGCCCCGCCGGGTTTAGCTCCGTTGAGTGCTTCGCTGATGGCATCGGCGACAGCGCGGCACCCGGACAGATGCCGCGCCTCGATGTCAAATTGCACGATGCTATCCTCAATCCCCGGATCGCTCGTCGTCGCGCTATCATGAGTATGATCCGGCGTGCTGGTGATCTCATGCCAGATCACCCTTGGCAGAGCACTCCCCTGCGCCGCCCTGCCGCTGTAAAGTCGGCAGGCCGTCCCCACCCCGATCAAAGCCGTCAAAGCACCATGGGCCTTCAGCGCCACCATCAGTGACGTTGCCATTTTCGCGCTGTGGTTGACGGCAGGCATGGCGTTATTCTGTAGGAACCACCGGCACCAAAGCCGCAGCTTCCTTAGCCGCCTGATAAGCAATCAAATCCGGCAAACACAACGCCACCGCAGCAAAAGCCTCCGCAGCGGAAGGAATCAAATTCACCGCCTCCCAGAATGACAAACGAACTTCTCGCCGATCCGACAAAAGCCGGTCGCCAGTAGCCTGATCAAACGGGACATACTCGACGTAAATGCTGTCTTGTTCACCCATAGACCGCGCCGAAATGGCAAGGTCCATGATGTAAATCTCGTTGTAAACTTTCGACGGAACTTCCGGACGTTCCGCCGGAGTATCAAGTGGGATGGTAATAGTGGCCATGTGTTATTAGGTAGTGGGTTGTTCAGCTTTGGCCTTGTCGGCTTCGGCTTGTTCGATCTGAGTCAGGATGGCGATTGCCCCCTTCAACTGCGTCTCTTCGGACTCCAACTGCTTGAGCCGCTCCCGAAGATCATGCTGCTCGGCGAGGTTGGCGTTGCGGGAGGTGACTAGGTTTTGTTTGTAAGTTGGGGTCATGTGTGGGATTGTTATTTGGCGACCCAGCCAGTGCTTGGAGTTGGCGAGGATTCTTTGACGTAGAGAGTGGTTGCTGCGCCGCCATCTGTGCGAAGGTAAAGGCTACCGACAAGAGCCGTGACGACCCCTTCAGGACTGCCGGTTCCGCGAGAGATGCCAAGATTTGCAGTGCCTAATTCGAGGCGGGTAAAACCGCTTACAGAGTCATTGCTTAATCTGATTACACCGTCAGATGGAGCATACATCCCTCCTTTAGAGGGCCAAAAATAGCCATTGCTTGATCCGACTATGCAATATCCGCTTGTTGAGAAATACCCACTGGCTACAACGTTAGAGGCACTCAAGGGAGCAAACCCCGAATCATCCGCCAGCCTAATATCAATCCCGGTCCCGTTGCGCTTGATCGCGGGGAATGAGGAGGTTGTGCCGCCTAGTTGGAGTCTGCCGAAATTGCTGCCACTTCCATCAACCAACAAAAGACCACCTAACGCACTGTATACGCCTATTGAACTACAGGCTACAAAATTAGTGCGAACCGAAGCAAACCTTAATGCGTTTGTGCCTACGCTACCGGAGTTATCCGCAAATGGGGTAATATCTCCAGCGGCACTGATCGACATTTTAACGGCACCACCAACCACAAAATCAATCGGACGCGCCTGTCCAGTTCCGATGTGATTTGTGCCGATACGCAGAGTGTTTGTGGTCGTCCTCCAATCAAACTCCCCCCATTCTTTGTTGGAGGGATCAGTAAAGGTATTATACGCCCGAAATGCTTGAGCTAGCACGCCGTTCCGCTGGGCTAGGATTCCGGCGGCGTCTCGGAATAGGGTTGTGTCTGCGCTTTGGATTCCGGGTTGGTTAGATGAAAATCCAAAATAACTGGTTGAGCGGAGTATAAATGCGGCG